TTCCCATTAATGTTATCATGTCTGTAAGATGGGTTGAATATTTCTCTATCAACACCACGAGTCCAAGCAATAACATCACCATCGAAACCATGTTTCTTTAAATCCTTTACCATAGTTTCAGTAGTAGTTAAAACTTTACCACTATGCTTATGAAACCAACGAACAAATCTCCATGTTAAAGATTCAGGGATGCCAAAAAGTTTAGCAAGTCCTTCTGGAAACTTAGTATGATAAGCAGTATTGTACCTAATGCCATTTGCGTCACAATATTGTCTAACACGCAAACCAAGCCAACCCTCTGTGGCGATATGGATATGAGTCGGAGCGATCTCCTCAAGTATCTTGCCCACATTCCAGGCAAGGGCAATCTTGACTTCGTTGTAGCCAGGACAATCAACATAGCGGAACCTCCTGGGATCAAGATATACAACAGAATAGTCATCCCGAATCGCGCACGCTTCAATATTTTTGTAAGTAGTGACGACGCCATTTATTTGATTAGGGAGATTGTCGGTAACAATTAATATTTTTTTTGACATTGTGATATTACTTTAAATGAATCAAATTTTAACCAACTATTAATTGTTGATTTCGCACGTTCACATTCAGCTTGCGTTGAAAATTCCAAAGTAACTTTACCTGGAATATCTTTAGGATCATTAACGTGCACTGCTAATATTATAAGCAACCACATTATCGAACTATTTGAGTATGTTTATGCTTTAGAGATTTCTTCAGTGTTTTTAACCACAACTTCTTTTCTTTTTCTGTATCATGTTTCAAAATCGCTTGATACATCTTTTTTACTAGTTTGCGAACTTTCATTATCGTTCTCCTGTGTCCAAGTTATTATTTCCCATTTACCATCATAATGCTCAACAAGAGCAGTACATGATTCAACCCAGTCACCATCATTCATATATATCACCCCATCAATCTCTTTGATTTCAGCATGATGTATATGCCCACAAATAACGCCATCATATCCACGTTTTTTGCAGTAGGCTGCTAAATTCTTTTCAAACTGAAATATAAAATCAGATGCTTTCTTTACTTTATGTTTTAGAAATTTTGATAATGACCAGTAACCAAATCCAAGTTTATGGCGAATCCAATTAAATCTTGAATTCCAATCAAGAACTAGATCATACAATTTATCACCAAGAAATGCAAGCCAAGGAGCAAGACGAGTAATACCGTCAAATAAATCACCATGAGTAACAAGATAGTGTTTCCCATCTGCGCCTACGTGTTCTGTTTGGTTTTTAATTTCAATTAGACCAAAAGAAAATCCATATGGGATCATTGGTCTTAAGAATTCATCATGATTACCTGCTATGAATATAACCTTGGTGCCACGTTTAGCGTGCCCAAGAATCCTACGAACTACATTAGTATGACTTTGTTTCCAACGCCACTTGTTCTGTTGAATTTTCCAAGCATCAATAATATCCCCAACCAAATACAAATTATCGCATGTATTGTGTTTGAGGAAATTATTTAACTTATTTGCTTGGGAGTCACGAGTACCTAAGTGAACATCACTTATGAATATCGTGCGGTATTTCATTATACCACCATTAGTATTGCGCTGGCTGCAGATACAATATATCTGAATGCTTGTTCATCAGTTGCAAGTTCTTGAGCAGCCTTTACTTCTGCTACTTGTTGAACAAGGAATTGAAATTCCTCTATGCTTAATTCTCCTGATTCATATTGTTCACGCAAAACTAAAAGTTCATTTGCCAATGTGGAAGCTGGACCACCAAGTCCAGCTACTTCTCTTAATTCTTGTAACATCTTATCTTCCCTTCCAAGCATCTACAATAACATCGATGCGTGTTTTGTTGATTTTTAAAATTGATTCACAGAATAATTTTTTATCAGATCCTTTGGCTTTTGCAACAGCATCTTTTAATTGTGAAATTGAAGTAGCTTGTGGGTCTTTTCTTAATTCTGTATATACCTTTAATTTTTCAAGATTGGTTTCAACTACATCCCAATTCTTTGTTTTATCATCACAATTAAGTTTATCAAAAGAAATTTTAGTTTCAACAATACCATTGAACATAACTGGGTCGTGTGGTTTTGGCCACATAGATGAAATGGTTGAACAACCAGATAATCCTATTACTGCTATTAATAAAAGTTTTTTCATACGCTAAATGAACTCCCGCAACCGCATGTTGATTTTGCATTAGGGTTTGAAATAACAAACTGAGAACCTTTTAGTTTGTCGCTTACATAATCTATTGTTGCGCTTTCAAAGTATTGCATACTCATGGCATCAACAATCAACTGATCAATAACAAAGTCATCTTCTTCTTTCTGTTCCTCAATTGTAAATCCATAATTAAAACCAGAGCATCCGCCACCAGATATAAATGCTCTTACATATTTACCGTCACCATCAGAAAGAATTTCTGATATTTGATTTTTTGCATTTTCTGTTAGATTAATCATGAGCATGAACACTTTAATTCGTAGTCTTTAATGGCTGCTCTAATAGCATCTTCCGCTAATATAGAACAGTGAATTTTAACTGGTGGTAATGCAAGTGCTTCGGCAATTTCAGAATTCTTAATAGACCCTGCTTCTGCTAGAGTTTTACCTTTTACCCATTCAGTAACTAAACTTGATGAAGCAATGGCTGAACCACAACCATATGTTTTAAATTTAGCATCAGTAATAATTCCTTCTTCTATTTTAAGTTGAAGTTTCATTACATCACCGCATGCTGGTGCGCCTACCATACCAGTACCAACTGTTGGATCGTTTTTATCTAGAGAACCCACATTACGTGGGTTCTCATAGTGGTCAATTACTTTATCCGAGTAAGCCATTCATAATTCCTTAAAAAGCAATTCTTCCTAGTATCATCGCTTGATTAGATACTAGACCATTTTGTTCTTGTCTAGTAATTTTAGCAATTATAGAAGAATTATCTTTAGCTGCATAAATCGCACTAGCACTAACTGTATTTAGTTGTGCTGTATTTGTACCAGCTTCAACAACACCAACTAATTTGTCAGTAAGTTCTTTCTCATATCTAATACCAAGTTCACCTGTAGTTTTTGTAGAATTTAAAGCAGCGTAATTAATAGCAGAAACTTCAGAACCAGAATCTACAGTAGCATTACGTTGATTATTTTCAACACGAACACCAGCATATGGACGGAAGCCTTTCATTTCTGGTGCATAAGCACGAACTGCTGCCCATTTATCAGCACCATTGGCACTAGACCAATTGTTCAAACCAAGTTCAGGTAGATTATGCCCTGCATTGTATTTATTCATTGCATAACCAGCATCACCCTTCAATAAGAAATCATCAATTTTCTTTAGACCATAGATACCAATTGCATCTTTGGCAATATTGCCACCACCTTGCTCACCAGCAGTAGTTGAGTAAATATGATTATATTGAATACCTACTAGAGTATTGCTATCAAGTTTCTTCTCAAATCCAAGACCATAAGTGCTTGAATCATATTTGTAAGAATTAGAAGTATTTGAATTTGAACCAGTCACATTAAGGTAGAAATTCCAATCACGATCGTCACCAGTGCGTTGAGCCAAACCATTCTCAGTAACTTTAATTCTACTCAATGGATCGCTGTTAAGTGATTCATTTAATCTGCGATTTTGAATTCCCATCTGCTCATATTGATCAATACGAGTAGTATAGTTTTGTTTAGATTCTGCAACGACAGTTTCAACACCTTGAGTGTCAGTAGAAGTTACATTGTCTGTTGTTGTAACAGTGGTGACTGGAGTACCATTCTCAGTTGTTGTAGTTCCATCACTCCATGTTTTAGTAGTAACTGGAGTTGTTACAGTTGTAGTAGTAACTGGAGTAGTAGTTGTTTGAGTTAAAGTAAAAGGTGTATCCTGAGTAATTGTAGTTGTCTTAACAACATTTAATACCTTTGGAGTTTGGTCACCCTTAGAATTTGCCAAAGCAACAGAAGTAGCAGTTGCTCCATAAGCAAGAGATAAACCAATTGAAGATGTACCATTGCTTGATGAAGAAGAAACTGAATTAGAAGTAGTTGTGTTAACAACAGTTGGACCAGTAGGTGGAGTTGGAGTAGGATCTACTGTTGGCATTGTTGGGTCATTTGGGGCAACAGAACCGAAAGTAGTTCCATTCTTAGTGACAGTACCTAAACCATCATTCACGTTTAGAACTGGAGATAGAGCAGTATCTCCTTGGTTAAAAATGGCGAAACCTAATTTATACGTACCAGCAGAAAGAACATTGTAGTTAACAACTTGCCAACCAGTTGAACCGTAAGAGTCAGTTGAATAATTGCCTGTTCCTGGATTTGTTGCGCCCAATAGTAAGTATTGAGTAGTAATACCATTAATCTTACCAAGAGTAGTTGCATCACCAGTATTTACTAAAGTTGTAATAGAACCATCGTTAAATGGAACATAGTCAGTCGATGTATATGTCCAATACATCTTGAAAGATGACGCTGAAGTAAATGTAAAATCTTTACTTACCCAAGCAGCATTGGTAATATTCCCACCACCCATTGGGTTTTGAGCAGCAATCTCACCAGATAAAGCAGTAACGCTTGATGCACTCATACCCAAAGCAGTTGCCATGTTTGCATAAGAGTTGCTTGGGTTTGTTGGAGACAAACTATACATAGTACTGCCAGTATATGGACTAATTGCCCATGCGTTTGGACCAGCTTGGAATGTTTGAGCACCTGTTAATGTTTGACCACTAACAGAAGTCCAATCACCAGTGCTTAAGCTGAAGTCAGTTGGATTCGCGAACGCTGTCGCACTAGCTGCCAACATGGCAGCAATTAAAGTTTTTTTCATTTTTGTCCCTGTAGATTTTAGTTTAGTTTCTTACGTATGACCAAGACCCACAACTGCTGGAACATTGAATATTCATTGACGCTTGATTCGCTTGCGTCGGATTAGTTTGTTGTACGTTCACTGTCGCACCAGTCGCTCCAAGTAAATTAACTTGAAACCACTTATCTGCGCCAGCCCCACCACTTTGAGTTGCATTGATAGTATTTCCACTATTGATAGTTCCAGCACTACCAATTACATTAAATTCATGATTACCAACACCATCCTGACTTATGGAAATGCTATTTCCACTACCATTCAAATTCTGTATGCTGGCTATATGATTACCAGCACCTTGTTGTAAAATACTTACACCATTGTTTATCCCAGAAGGAATTTCAACCTTTGCAGTTTTTACACCAATATCCTTTTGTTCAATGTTGATATTTGTATTATCAACACTGCTTATTTTACCTAGATCAATATCAGCTTTATGAGCAGCATTATATTGAATAATATTAATTGTATTGTTTTCTCCAATCTGGCTGATATTGATAGTTGGGTCTGCAGAATATGCATTCAAACTAAAAAGTAAACAGCTGATTGTAAAGAGTTTCATTAGTTTTGCCTTAGAGTAATAATAGTAGTTCCACCAGTGTTAACTCTATTTGTGATATCAATTGAACCTTGAATCTGTCTTATTGTGCTATTTTGATTTTTTGGGACAATTACACTTTGTTTATTACTTCCATCGTCTCTTAATAAAGTTACGTTTGTGTCATCAATTTCAGCAACAACCCCACTGGTTGCTACATAATCTGGCAACAATCCAGACTTAGTGTTGTTCAACATATCAAGTTGAGCAGCCATCTGCGCATTAATAATGTCTAAAACATTGGCAAGAAAATTCTGATCAAGTAAATTTCTTGATAACTTATCCTGAAATACTTCTTTTTGTTGATCATCTAACACATTCACTAAAGAATTTTCCTTTAGGAAATCTGCATTCAATGCGTTTCTTCCATCAACTTTAGTTTTATCTTCTTCTTTTTTAATTTCTTTTGGTGGGGCAACAATCAACATATTATTCAACATGTCGAAACTTAAATTCAAGATAACTGGTTTCATTGGAGCAAGCGAACGATCATATACTTTCGTTGCTTCAAATGGTTTAGTTAAAGTTACGATACCACCATCAGTAATAACATCAATAATACCAGTATAACAATCTTTTGCTACATCAATTGGAAGTTTATTTCCAGGACATGTTGGTAAAAGAATAACAGTTGAAGCACCGACCTCATCAACTGTCGCTGTAAAATCAGTACCACGAACCGCCACAGTAGCAGTTGGTGTATTGATATTCACGTTCTGATTATTATTATGAGCAATTTGACCAGAAGCATAACGAACAGTCCCTAGAGCAACTTTCATTGCAAGTTTACCACTCTTTGCTTTTGGATCATAAACGAAGTCGTCAATAACTAATCTTGAGTTCTCATTCACCTCAACCTTAGTATCATCTGCAAATGTAATACCAACTTTACCACGAGTTGTTCTAATTGCATCGTTCATTTCAACACCAGTTCCCTTCGCACCAGAGATCGTTTGTTTGTCTCTCTGGATTGAAGGTGGCGCATTGACTTGCTCTGTGATTTTACCAACTGCTGCCAAAGCAATTGTTGGTAAAAGTACCAAACATAATACAAACTTCTTCATATTACTTGTTCTGTAAAACTGTTACGCTGTTTCCTGAACCAACCCCAGTGTAATTGAATATATTGTTGCCACCAGATAGATTGTTTTGCGTCAGAGCCGTATTATTACCAGATCCAGTAATATTAATAGTTGCTTGGTTATCGCCTGTTTGATTAATTGTAGTAGTATTAGTTGCGCCAAGAGTAATTAAACTAGCATCATTTTTACCTATACTTTGATTAATTGTAGTAGTATTACCACCACCACCAGTTTGATTTACATTAACTGTTGAAGTAGTATCACTGCTTTGGTTTACAGTTAAACTATTATTGTTACCACCACTTTGAACTGCCGTGATGCTATTATTTGGACCAGCTCCAGTTTGATTAAGATTTAAATAAGCATAGTTACCAAGCTGTTGAATGTCAATTAATGGACTATTATTAGCAGATCCTGGATTCATACTTTTAATTGTTGCATCGGCATTATTGCCTGTTACACTATAACGAATGCTTGGTGTCCCATTTCCACCTGTTGTAGTCACAATACCAAATCTTAACATGTTACCGCTACCAATTTGATCAATGGTTACAGTATTGTTGTCACCCCAAATCTTTGCTGGTGTTGTATTACCTGCGCCAACTCCAGGTAATGCTCTTACCGTATTACCTGCACCATCCTGAGTAATTGTAATCGTTCCATTGTCTCCTGCTTGATCAATATAAATGCTGTTATCAGCAGCATTCCCCGACATTGACATTACAGTCAATGCTAGGATTGCAGTAAATTTTCTCGGAATACTGCCAATCCCTGTCATGCGTTTTACCATCTTTTTTTAAAACTGAGTTATGTACCTCAGTTAGTCTCCTCTGGTTTTTCTCGTTGGTTATTTCCTTTTCTTTCATCTTTTTGTTCAGGTATAATAACGGGAAGAGGTACTGCAGTCTTTTTGTAATCCCAGACTCCTCTTCTTTCGCCTTCTTTGATTAATTCAACTACTGCTGCTTCAATTGTTGCCTTTATTGCCAATGTTCCAGGCTCATTAATTGTCAATCCTGCCTCAGCTTCAAACGCTTGAGTGCCATTTTGTAAAAACCTTAATACAGCTACAGAATCGGCTGTTGAGTAAACAACTTTAGTTACCGTAACTGCTACTAATACTTTACCTGTATTAACTGATACTGCTCTTAGTGATACAGTCACCGTATCTTTTGAGTATTGTGTTTGCTTACCAATACCCAAAAATCTATGTGCTGCGCCACCAGACTCAGAACCAGAATCATAACCAATAATACCACCTTCCATAATCAATCCAGCAAATTGCAGTGGCATTAGTGGTTTTGCATCTTTACCTTCATACGCTTCACGCATCTGACGAATAATAGTTCGTTCTTTTGTTAGGTTATCAACACTAACACGTTCAACTACATCAAACCATTGACCCTTACCTACGTCTTGTAAAGCACGAATTAAAAATACCTCACCACCTTGTGTAACTGCTGTGGATAAGTTGGCAATTCCAGGTGTTGGTTTACGCTGACCAGTTTTATCAGCAAAACTATAAACAGCAACTGTTACTTTTTTACCATCAGGTGCTGGGATAGCATCAAACTCTTTTTCTAGTTTGTTTTTAGCGACCTCTGGCATATGTTCATACCCAGCCTTTTGGATAACAGCACACCCATTGAGTAAAAGTATTAAAGATATTAGTATTAAATTTTTCATTGAAATACAAACTGTCCAAGAGGAACAGTTACTTGAGTTTGATTGCCAATACTATCTGTTACAGTAAGGTACACATTTGAACTATCTTTAGTCCAAAATATGGTGTTGCCTTCGAAGTTTAATGATCCGCTATTTGAACCCCCATCAGCAAACATTGCGGTTGCTAAATTTTGAGAGATCTGGGCATATATACGAGACTCTAAGTTGTTCATAAACTTTTGAATGTTCGTATTGGCAGCATCAGCTTTCGCTTTATCTAATGCTGATTGAATATCTTTTGCTATTTGTTGTCTGCGAGTGTACTCTTGGTTCTCTATGGTTAGAACATGTGATGAGTATCCACTGCCATTGAAGGATGGAGATTTGAATGAAAAGTCTGGTAATGGTGTAGCAAATGCAACATTACTTATCAGTGCTAGAAGAATTACCTTTTTGTGAATCATCTTTTAAATTCCCTTGTTCTCGCAACGAAAGGATGACGTTCACTTTTTGATTCAATCTGATTAAGTCATTATCCAACATACGGATACGATCAATCAGAGCAATTAAGACATTGTTTGCTTCAGTCGTTACTGGTTTAATTTCAGTTGTTACCCAAGTCCACACATAGTAGACAAAATACCCCATACCGAATGCAGCTACGATGGGAAAACCATATTTGTTAATTAAAGATACGATATCCATTTTATTCTTTAAATCGTAATAAAGTAACTCTTCCATTGGGACCAGTTACAAGTTTAAAAGTATCACCTTCTTTCCATGATGCTGGTAGATTACCCCATTTATTACCATTAATTTCACCAGATAGTTTTAAATCTTCATCGAAAATGATAACATTATCATTCAAGTCAAAATTATAATCAACATATAGCATCAGTCTCTCCTTGCGTCAGATTGCTCTGCTCTAGCAATTCGATCTAAATCGGGTGGAATATGGAGTGCGTGGCTTACTTTAGTATCGATACGAATGACATCGTGATTCATAGCTGAAACACGTTTATCTAATGCCATGATGATACCTGCCATGCCTTTAACAGCAGATGTTACTCCAGCAAGAATAAATTTTAAAGTAAGGAAAACGAAATAACCAGCTGCGACTGCTGCCGCAATTGGGAATCCGACCTCTGCCACCAACTTTAAGAAGTCCATATCTTATCCATTAATGTTATAGTTAGGGTTTACTGTTTTACCCTTTTGTTATAACATTATTTAGGATTTATGGCTTTTGTTTTCTTGCAGTTCTTCTACTTCTTTTTCAATACTTTTTACGCCAACGGTAGAAAACACTTCTTTTGCTTTATTCAAAAAAGACTGTGTTTTTTGAGGTAAATTATCGTCACGTTTTTCTAGACGATTATACAGATTAACTTCCCAATCTTTACCGTCTTCAACAGTGATGTTTAATTCATCAGTTGGTTCTTCTGTTATTTGAGCTGGTGAATACCCAACAACAGTTCTTTCAATTGGTTTTTCTTCAGGTTTAATATTAACCCTCATTTCTTCCCAAACTGGAACTTCATCTTTTAATTCAACTTTTATTGGTTCAACCACTGGTTCTTCAATTATTTCTGGTTGTTTAATTTCTTCAGAAACAGGTGGTAATTCACCCTCATCAATATAAACTTCTTTATTTGCTACTGGTTCAATCTCTTTCCTATCACGTTTTTGTTGCCAGTTTGCTGCCACTAACAGTAATACTGCAAGTGGATCAAAAACCAAAACAATCATAATAATAACCCAACGAACTGCCTTTTCTAATAAATCATTCTCTGGGTTATCACCATATAATAGTGCTGCAATATATTTTATTGGTCCAACTTCTGCTTCGACTTTGCGGACTTCGCTGGCGATTGGCGCACGCTCTTCGTTGAGTTTGGCGATCTTGGTTTGCGCTTCACCGATTTCGCTGAGGATTCTGGCTCGTTCTTTTTGCTGTCCTCTGCGGATGGAGATGGCTCGCTCTGCTCCTTTATCATCGGTTGTTCTACCGAGGGTTTGATCAACTTGCGCATCCAGTTGAGAAAGTTGTTTACGATTTGCATTTATATTTTCCTTTTCAGTTTTAATTTTTTCATCTAGTAAGGATAATTTGGCAGTTACATCACCTGTAGGGACTGCTTGATCCAAATGTGCCTTTGACAGATATCCAAAAATACCCATTGAAGTTAACATCATCAAAATAATTAAAGCAACAGTAAAGTATGTTTTCAACAATACTGGTACTTCTTTCCAATTGCGATATAACCATGAAGCAACAACTAATTTAGATGCTTCAAGTAATGAACCCATGATGAAAATGGGAATGACTGCCGATGCGAAAATAGCAACCAATCCCATAACTGAATAATATGCAGCACATGCAGACAAACCTAGTGCCGTTGCAAATAGTAAATAAGTCATAGTTTGTTTTTTATATGAGAACCATGAACACGAACGGATATTTGTCCATTATAATAGTCATCTGATTCTAATACTTTCCTCCCGAATTGTTCTCGTGCTTCCACATAACTGCATTCTGCTTTTGATTTACAGAAAAACAAAATCTCTCGGGTGAATGATTCCTTGCCGAGAACTTCTATATCTTTATTTAGTTCGATACTGGATCCGTAATATTCCATCCAGTCAGAGTCAATCTTAGATCGGACTTTCTTTTTCTTCTTAGTGCCGTTTTTTAATTTAACTACTTTGTAAGTAGTTTTTGCAAATTTGGCTAATTTCTTACCGATATACATGCGACCTGTGGCTTTGTTCGTAATTAAATAAACAAAGCCAACACAGTCTTCAGGTAACTCTTCAACGATTATATTATTAAATGTCCACATAGTGGACTATTTAGTCCTCGTCGTCAAGGTCCTCTTCTTCATAAATGTCTGCTGAACATAGTGGGCAATAAACAATGTCCTCAAACTTAAAGTCGTCACCCTTTACTGTAATTTTACCTTCAGCCTCACATGATGGACATTGGAAGTGCTTTACTATCATATACCTGTCCTCATGATTATTTGTTTGTCTTTAATTCTAGCAGTTCGTTTTTCTTTACCATAAACATGTACCTGAGTCCAAATTTTAGAATATGGTAATATTTTATCTATCCACCAATCAAACGACTTTAATGTTACATGAGCATTTCTGCCGTCTGATAAAAATGTATCTGCTGGTATATTACATATACCAAGATAAACAGCGGAATCAGCCTTGCTATAAAGATGTTTTAAAAATGAATCTAAATCTTCTTCAGGAATATGTTCAAGAACATCAGTGCAAATAACTAAATCAAACTTACCTTTTGGAAGTTCACTAAATTGTTCAACAGCAGGATCATACATTGCTGGTTGAATGTTATTAAAATATTCTTTATGGATACCCTCCACACTATATTGCCTACCTTTACCGCAACCATAATCTAACATAGTTTTAACATTAAACATTCTAATTAAATCTTTAATCGATTGTGCGTGTAATATTAGAGCAGAACCATTATAAACATTTTGATTTTCATGGATCTCTTTGTAGAGTTCTATCATGCTGCCTTACCCCAAACATCATTCCAGGAACCAGACAGTGCACCTTTAGCATAATCAGTAACACGATTTTCAAAGAAATTTCCGTGCACTGGTGCGTTGATCATTTCCTCTACCCATGGAAGTGGATTCTTTTTAACCTTAAAAATACCTTTCATACCAAGAGAGATTAGGCGACGATCAGCAATGTAACGAATGTATTTCTTAACATCTTCTGCTGATAGATCGCGCATATCTCCATTAGCATAGCAAAGATCAATAAACTTATCTTCTAGTTCAACCATCTTCTCTGCAATAGTATAGATCTTTCCTTTGAGTTCATCATTCCAGATTTCATTGTTCTCTTTGATAAACTCTTTAAACAGACGAATCATATTCTCAGAGTGCATGGTTTCATCAACGATAGACCAAGTAACAATCTGCCCCATTCCCTTCATAATACCATGACGAGGAAAATTAAGCAACATAATAAAAGAACTAAAAAGCTGCATGCCCTCTGTAAAAGCAGAGAAGACAGCGATGTGCGTTGCAGTTGACGCAAGAGTACCATTCTTCGAACTGAGTTCCGTAACATAATCGTGTTTGTCCTTCATTTCTTGATATTCAAGAAATTCGTTGTAAGTTGATTCAGGCATACCTAATGTTTCAATCAGGTGGCTATAAGCAGCAATGTGTAATGCTTCACGAGCAGCAAAACCCATTAACATCATACGAATCTCAGGCTGAGGGAAATATGGTAGATAGTTATTAACATAACCGCCAGCCACGTCAATATCGCCTTGTGTAAAGAATCGAACGATGTTGGTGAG